TTAGTTCTGTTAGTACTGCCTGTAGATTTTTCTGACTACCATTTAGCAATGGGCAGTCCATGATACCTGTAAGAGAAACACCAAGTAGTCTTTCTTCTTCTGTGTTATCTTTCCATATCTTACGTAAGTATTTAAAGTCTGTTAGTGTAGACTGCATAGTGCCTAGTATGGTTGCGTACTTAACTTTTCTTTTAAGACTGTCTATTGTATCTGTTTCACGTGCAACAACTTCCGATAAGTTACAGAACTGGTTTGGCCTTAGTATTATTTCAGAACATGGGTTGCATCCAAACATGTGATCAGTATCTCTTCTGCCACTCTTGGATGCTTGTTTTACTGCTGACTGTCTGTTGAATATACCACGTTCACCTGACTGACTCTCATATAAAGAGAGCCACTCACGCATGAATGTACCCATGTCTGGCTTCTGTGCATAGGCTACACTGTTGTTAGCTAATGCACGTTGTCCTTCATGCTCCCACCACTGCCCTGACTTAGCATGTCTCATCTGATCATCATCAATATCAGACAGACTAATAAGTGCACTGCGTCTTACACCACCAACGACTACTACCTCACCTATCTTGCACATAATATCATGGCATTCTAGTGAGCTTAACTTGCGTCCTACTGCATTAGTAAACTTCTGGACACAAAAGTTAAACAAGTCTTCAAGTGGTGCAGGACCAGATGCCCTGCCTCCAAATGTCTTTAGCCTCGCTCCCGAAGGTCTTACCTCACTGACATCCCACATGGGTATCTGTCCTGCATACAGTATAGCTAGGAGTTCTTTGAGTGCTCTTGCCCAACCCTCACGTGAATCTCCTACCTTAATAATTGTGCTTGTAGGTTCTAGCTCCTCATTGACTACAGGTAACTTTTCAACGTACTGTTTCTCAACAGAGAAGCCCACACCTGTGCCACACATAAGTATATACATACATTCATCAAACGCTCTCGGTGTATCTACAGTTATGTATGAGCAATTGTAACTAGCTACGTGACATCTATCTAGCGGTGCACCAGCAGTCATCAATGCTCTCATACTAGGCATAACAGCTAGATCCTGTACTGCCCCTGCCACTTCTTGATGTAACTTATCTGGCATTACATAACCATAGGTATCTTTAATATAGTTTTCTAAATAGTTAAAGTATCTTTCTACTGTTTCTAACCAGCCCTCTCGTCTTTGTTCAGCATCCTTCCACCTAGCGTACCTAGACAGTGCAATAAAGTTTTGATAGTCAGAAGTTAAATAGTTGTTAGTGTGCATAATTATCTCTCCATAATAGTTTTTAGTGTTACTATCTCTGCACCATCTAGGTCATGCAGATATTCACGCAATGCATCATTTATTTCAGATGCTACATCTCCATCAGAAGGCATTGGATACTCTTCTGTATCTATGGACAAAGTTAAAAAAACTTTTATCCTCATTATTTATCCACATGTTCTATTAATTTATCAAGATACCATTTAGCTTTATTAAGATCCTCTACAGCCTTTCCCTTGTAGTCAAACCTCCATAAGTATTTCATTATATTACCTTGCAGATAATACTTAAAGTTATTACCAGTAGCAGCACTGATAGCATCAATGCATTCTACACCACTTTGATTATAGTGGGGTGGATGGTTGACCATATCAAAAGAAGAAAAGGTAAGTGACTCTTTAGAGTCATTGATAGTAATAGTTTCATCACCCATAGTTAATACTCCCATCATGCCGATCCTTTCGTTTTTGTGTTAAAAGATAAATACACTACATTGCCTTGTCTGTCCACTATTTCTGGCTGACTCTGTGGCACAGGCTTATCATTGTCTAAACTGTTATAGGACTCATTTACAAAGTCACTAATGTTTTCACGTAGTGCAGGGTTGTCTTCCATTAAAGGTACAGATGCACAGATCATTTTAGTTAGATGCATAAACTTTAAGAAGTCATCATGTGATAAATGGTTACTGCCATCCCACATAATACTTATATCTACATCACCATTCCATTCATCTTCTTCCATATGAGGTCTTAACCTGATAACAAAGTCATTGGGTTCAAAGTCAGTAGGTGTAGGTTTCTTCATACTACTCTCCTTTTAGTTCCAGTAAAACATATAAACTTATTATGTTTATTCTTACCTTTTTCTTTTATCCATTCTTCGGGAATAACTCTGTTTGCATACAGAAAGTTATGCTTAAAACACCACTGACCATACGTACTCTTAGCACCCTTTCTTAACTTACGTTTACTGTTTTCAAATATAAAACGTATATCTAACTTAGGATGCTGCCTCTTAATACAAAGATGTTTACGCCTGTCTAACGAAGTAAACATACCTTTTGTCTCTATGATTATACCGTTATACAATATAAAATCAGGAGTATAGGTACGGTAGGCTAGATCTTCCCACTCAATCTTAATACTCTCATAGTCGTACTTTACTTTAAGTGACTTGAGGTAATCAGCGAGTTTCTTTTCTAAGCCTGACCTGTACCCATACTTCCTTGCATGAGCATACCTAGCATAATTCATCACTGCTTAGAAATATCTTCCTATTCCACCAGTAATAAAGGCAGGAACATGCTGATAGCCTAACGTCTTTAATTCACTACGTATAGTTGCGTCTATATCTTTACGTGCCTCTAGTGCTGATCGTAAAGCTGATGTACGCTTTTCTCTATACTCACGTTTCATTTCGACTAACTGTTTTTCCAAATCCTTTATGGAGTTTTCTAGTTCTATTAGCTCATCTTCCATTCATCTAATCCTTTCCTGTTTTCATTTTTACCAAACGCATCATAGTGATGCTTACCGTCACGAAACTGTCCGTTCTCAACGGCTTCTTTAACATCTGGGTTTGCCTCAAGATAACTTTCTTCAGGAAACTCTTTCATCATTATCCTCCTTTTTAATATGCACGTAAGAAACTGTCTTAGGTTCTTTAGCACGTGACTTCAATGCTGGCAGTTCTTGTAATGTAGGCCAACAGGCATGTCTATAAGAACACCAGCTACATTCTGATCCTAGTATTTTGTTGCCTGTCTTTTTGCCATTGAATGTTTCATCAACAGCTTCAAAGCACCGTTCTAGTTTGTCACTCTTTACAGCTAGAGCAGTCTTCTTTATTTTATACATTTCCTCCGTCATGTCAAGACCATTAGCAGGAATATATTTAAAGCTACCGTTGGCTTTGTTTATCACCCACCAACCTCCCGGCTTTAGGCCAGATGCTTCAGCATACCCTGCTAACTGTCCTACGTACCCAAAGGAGTCACTCTCCTTTAGTGACGCGAAGGACTTAAACTTATTACGATAGGACCAATCAGATGCAGATTTAATATCATCTACTGCACCATCAATAGCTATGTCATATGTACCATTAATCGTAACATCTGCTTCTGGTATCTCTAATGCAACATGATCTGCATCTTCAAATGCTACCTTTGCTTCTGTTAACAGTCCCTTAAATATTGCTTCTACTATATCTCCTAACATCATGTTCATTACAAAGTTACTTGGTAGAGGTGCCGCTTCATTAGGACGGTTCTTCTGAAACCATAATTGGCATGAAGGTCTACCTACATTAGACATCCTCAATGCAAAGTCCTTACGCTTAGTACCTCCACCAAACTGACGCTTTAGCGCATCCATAACGTCCTTACCTATCTTTTCAATAGTTGCATCAGACATTACAGCCTTACCATTGGCTGCATCTGTCATGTATTGTGCTAACGTCAGTTCGGCTGGATGGTTCATTTAGAAGGGTGCTTCATCATCAAGTGAATGAAACTCATCTAAAACTTTCTCATCACTAGACGATAGTGACTCTGACTTCTTGCTCCATTCAGACACAATGTAGTTGTTATAGTTGTCTACCCAAGACATAAAATTACTGAATGCCTCATGGTCTTCCTGTGATATAGACAATGCATTATCAAAGTCTGCATCCACAGTAGGTAGGTAGAAGCTACTACCATTAGGTAATGATTGTTCTTCAGTACCGAATGATATTGTATGCGAGATAGGTAGCAATTTCTTTTTACTGAATGTGTTATACGTGTCACCCAATAATTTAAAAGCATTACGATTATCTATCTCCCATATAAAAGGAAAAGATTTAATATCCTGTTTAACCTCTTCACCACTTTCATTGACTACATCTTTGAGATCCAACAAACCAAATATTACACGTGTACGTTTGATCTCTTTGATCAATGTTTGCTGTGACTGTGGCAGTGCCTTGAAGTCTTTAATCCATCCTGTAGGCTTACCACAGTTAAAGCCACCATCATTATCTTTAAGGTCTATCTTGAGTGATTCACCCATAACAGTTTTAACAAACCTGTTAGGAACCGATCCAGATCCTTTAATGAATCGCTTATACATGAAGCGTTGAAGAAAAGTTCTTATGCTTGCAGTAGGTGCATAGTACATGCCTGATGCAACAGATGCATTACCATCTGGTACGTCAAGTCTGTAATATCCACCGGGTACTACTTCCATCTTTACCTTCTTACCTTTAACTTCAGTGTCACCCATGATAGGTGAATGACTGATGCGTAGTCTAGCTAGGTTGCTCTGAGCACTCTTGGTATTAGCATCTGCTGATATACCCATTGCTTTAGCCATTACTTCATAGTTGTTAGTAT